TGGCAGAACGAAATTCATATTCGATTTTTGATATATCATCATATTTTATTTTAGTTTTATTTCCAATAATATCGATAATATTTATTTCTTTTTTACCAACATAGAGTTTTCCCCAATCACCTTTTATACTCATAAAAAACCACCAGCCTTGTTATTGATGTTTTATATAATGATATTGGATTGTATACATAAGCTATCACCATTCTTTAAAATCAAAGAGCTTTTCTTTGTATCCTGTTAGACTAGCAAGCTGTTCTTTGTTTAATCCTGGATTTTCAATGATAATTTTATCTGATATTAATAGCTCAGCAGCAAATATATTGGCCTCTTTTTCCGGTTTAGCAAGATTAAATAAAGTACCACCAAAAAACATGCATTCACTTCCTTTATGTAATATTCCATGACCAACTTCGTGAGCTAAGACTATATCAATGTATTTTTTATCTGTTATTCTCGAATTAATACATATGCATGGTACTCCTTCATACTCGATGTAGTAACCTGAATATTTCCCCAAGTCATTTTTTTGTATAATCATGTCTAAATAGTCTGCAATTTCAAATGGATTTCTGGTATTGTATTTTTCGACCAGTTTCAAAACGGTATCTTTAATAATCTCCAAATTGCTACTCTCCAAAGCCATCATGCTTTTTTTTGATAATAGCTGCCCTGCAAAGTGATAATAGCGAGTCTCTTAATAATTTGTCCTCATCTTCATCCCCTGAATAATCCTCTCCATTAAACCTCAGGACAACTGTTTCTTTGTTCCTTATGCGGTCCATAATTTTGTCAACATCAATAATAACATTAAGCTCTTCTGATTCAGAAAGAGTGGGCTTCTTTGCTTCTGGGGATTCCTCCTTCCCAGTCATTAGATAGTCAATAGTGACTCCAAAGTAATTTGCAATTATTCTTCCTATTTCTGGCCCCACAAGCGAATGCTTTTTTTTCCAAGTGTAGATTGTTGATTGGGATACGCCTGTGTCTTTACAGAATTTATAAGCCGTTATCCCAAACTTTTTCAGAAGTAGTTCAAAAACTTCGTACATTGTTACCCCTTTCTTTGTATTTTAAAAATACATCGAAAAAACACAATAAAAAGTATTGACTACCTCGGTGTATAGTGGTATAGTATATCTATACAGCGGTAGAACGATGTAAAATCAATGCCATTGTATTGGTTTAGTGATGTACCTCGTCTGGTAAACTTAGTATATCACTAAACCGAAGTAAACGCAAGTATTATTTAGGAGGTGAGGCTAATATTCAAAAAAATTATTGAGCATTACAGGAATATGAGCAGAGAACAGCGGAAAGAGTGCATACAAACCTCGGTCATAGCTGCTGTGACAACCATTGTAATACGTTTATTACTATATTGGTTAGGATGGTCACAATTATAGGACAAAGTACAGAATCAAACCTATGTTCCGAATGATAATTGATGTACTCATATCCAATGCTGAACTCTGTAGTATTCCGTAGGACGTGGGCGTCCGTTTTCGGTTAGGATGTTTTCAATTAAAGATTTTTTGACGAGAACTTTGTAATGCTTGTGAGAATCTATATCAATTATACGAACCCGTTTTCTGATTCTGATATGGGTCAATGCAATTTTATCGCAAAAAGAAATATGAATTGTACTTACATCAATAGCCATATGGTAAACCTCGTTTTTATCTGATTATATGGCTAAACCATGCAAAACGCAAGAAAGGAAGTGATAAATTGTCGAAAATGTATACCTGCGAACAGGTAGCTGATAGATACGCTGTACAGGTCATTACTGTATGGGATTGGATTCGAAAAAAGAAACTATCAGCAATCAAGATTGGTAGGGAGTACCGTATAAGTGAAGATGATATAAAAGCGTTTGAGGATTCTCGGCGCACTACCAACAGTATTTCTTAGAGTAGGAGGTGATATAGATTGGAAAAAACAAATATATCAAAAATTATTGAATCTCTTTCTGGATTAAAACACCATGAGTGGAAGTCGATTGAATCGGCGGTAAATCGTGAATTTGACGCCATGTCAAACCGACTTGAACTCACGGATGTATCGAAGATTCAGAAAATGGTTCTCAACGAAATTATTCATTGACAATCTGAATCATTGACGGATGGATTCGATAAGTTTTTTCTTGATAAAAGATATTTACATGGTCATATTTACATAAATCTTGAACTTGCTCTTTGAAATATGTAATTGGCTCTGTTTCATCTATGAGTCCATCTGATGTGATGTCAGTCCAGTTTCCTAAAAGATTAGCATAAATGCGGTGCATAAAATCACTCCTTTCTATGTACTCGGCGCGGCAACGCCTGTACTTAAATTATAAAGGAGAGGGGTAGGAATGACAAGATTAAAGGAGGAAACATGGAAGAAATAATAAAATCGTATAAAGGTTTTAACAAGGATATGACCTGCAAAGATAAACAATATGAAGTAGGAAAGGATTACGAGGAAGATAAAGCCGTGGCTTGTGAATGCGGAATGCATGCGTGCGAATACCCACTTGATTGTTTTAAATATTATCCACCATCAAAATCTGTGTATTGTGAGGTAGAGCAGAGTGGAGATATAAGCAGACACGATGATGATAGTAAAATTGCATCAACAAAGATGCACATTGGTGCGCAACTGAATATTGCTGGAGTTGTAAATGCAGCAATCAAATATACCAAAGAAAAGGTTAAAACAACTTGTATAGAATCTAAAGCAGCAACAGCCGGGGGCTGCGGAGCAGCAACAGCCGGGTACCGCGGAGCAGCAACAAGTCGTGGAAAATCATCAACAGGCGAAAACGGATTATCTGTTGCAAGAGGAAACGGGGTAAAAGCAAAAGGAGGGATAGGTTCGATTTTGGTTATTGCAGAAGAAGAAAATAGCTGTAAAATTTCCAACTGGAAAGCAGTAGTTGTTGATGGAGTAAACATCAAAGCAGATACATGGTATATGCTTAAAGATGGGGAACTCATAGAAGCGGAAGATTAGATTT